CCTGCTGAAGAGCCTGCGGCTCCAGCCTTGTGACCGCAAAACGACTCAAAAAACACCATTATAACAGAAATATTCCGTTATTTTGTAAATATCTAACAAGCGTTTATTATTTTAAGGAGTTCTTATGAACAAGTATGAACAGCTAATTGAATTTATTATCAATGAGCAAGAAGACAAAGCCCGTGAGCTTTTCCATCAAATCGTCGTTGAAAAAAGTCGCGACATTTATGAAAATCTCATCGATGAAGAAGATTTTGATGAAGCCGTTGGCGGCAATCAAGTTGACAGCCTAGTTGACGAAATCTCTGCAGACGAACACGGAATGCAAGAGGCCGATGACGAATTTGGTGGCGACGATATGAGCAGTGATGCTGATATGGGTGGCGACGATATGGGCGGCGACGATATGGGTGGCGACGATATGATGGGCGGCGAAGCATCTACGGATGATCGTATCGCTGACTTAGAGTCTGCACTGGACGAATTGAAAGCCGAGTTTGATGCTTTAATGTCAGACGAAGGTAGCGAAGAAGAGCACAGCGATGATATGGACGATCCGGAATTTGGCGGCGAAGCCGAATTTGGAATGGACGAGCCAGCTGAAGAAGGCTTTGTTCGTGAATACGTTGAAAAAGTTGGATCTGATTGGCCAAAAGGCGAATCCGAAGGTAGCGCAGTTGGTGCCCGTGGTGACACAGCTACTATCAACAAGAAAAGCATTGTAGCCGGTAAAAACGATATGGGCGGTTCTACTGCTAACATCGTTAAGGGTGGTACAGAGCAAGCTGCCGATGGCAAGCCAACTCCAACACCTAACAACCAATACACAAAAGGCCGTGGCGACTTAAAAGGCGCTGGTAGCTTTGAAAATGTTCCTGGTGCAAAAACCAAGGGATATACAAACAAGTCTACAAGCTATGAAAAAGCCAAGGGCAAAGAAGGTGAAACAACAAGCGGTAAAATGCCTGTGGACACCAAGAGCCTTGTTGGCGGCAAAATACGTTAATTAATTAAAGTAGACAGAAATGGCTTTTTACTTAAAAGAAAATCTTACATTTGATCGGGCCAGGATGGAGGTTCTCATTGAGGATGACTCCACTGGCAAGAGTAAGAATCTTTTTATGAAGGGCGTATTCATTGAAGGTGGCGTTCGTAACGCTAACCAACGTGTATACCCTGTAAATGAAATTGAAAAAGCCGTGTCTACTATTAATGAACAAATCAAAACTGGCAACAGCGTCTTAGGCGAAGTTGATCATCCAGATGATTTGAAAATTAACTTAGATCGTGTTAGCCATATGATTACTGAAATGTGGATGGACGGTCCTGCCGGACACGGTAAATTAAAGATTCTACCAACACCAATGGGCCAACTAGTTAAAACTATGTTGGAAAGTGGTGTTAAATTGGGCGTGTCAAGTCGCGGTAGCGGAAACGTTAACGAGAGCAACGGGCACGTGAGTGACTTTGAAATAGTCACAGTAGATGTTGTTGCACAGCCTAGTGCGCCTCACGCTTATCCAACTCCAATATACGAGGGTTTGATGAATATGAGACACGGTCACAAGGTTCTAGAAATGGCTGGGGAAGCCAAGGAAAATCAAAGAGTGCAAAAGTATCTAGTTGAGCAAATGAATCGCTTGATTAGAGACTTAAAAATATAGGAGATAAACCACAATGTTTGATGCTATCAAGCCATTAATCGATAGCGGCATCATCAATGAGGCAACTCGTGATGCTATTAACGAAGCTTGGGAAACTAAGCTAGTTGAAGCACGAGAACAAGTTCGCGCTGAATTGCGCGAAGAGTTTGCCGGCCGCTATGAACACGATAAGAAGGTAATGGTCGAAGCTTTGGACAAAATGGTAACTGAAAGTCTTACTGCTGAACTTGAAGAGTTCGCCAGTGAGAAAGCGGCTATCGTTGAAGATCGTGTGCGTGTAAGAACGCATATGATGGAAAGCGCAAGTCGTTTCAATGGTTTCTTGGTTAAGAAATTAGCCGAAGAAATGCAAGAGCTACGCACTGATCGTAAGACACAGAATGAAAACTTCCAGCGTCTAGAGCAGTTTGTTATCAAAGCACTTGCAGAAGAAATCAAAGAGTTTGAACAAGATAAGAAAGCTGTCGTAGAAACCAAGGTTCGCCTAGTTACTAATGCCAAGCAAAAACTTGGTGAACTACAACAACAATTTGTTGCACGTAGCTCACGTCTTGTCAAAGAAGCAGTTGCCACAAATCTAAAGTCGGAACTAAGTCAATTAAAAGAAGATATTCAATCTGCTCGGGAAAATATGTTTGGTCGCCGTATATTCGAAGCTTTCGCTAGCGAATTCGGTCTAACACATTTGAACGAGAATAAAGAAATTCGTAAACTACAAGCTAAAATCACTGAACAAACTCGTGTCATTGAATCAGCTGAACAACTAGTTACTGAAAAAGTACAGTTGGTAGAAAACAAAGAACGCGAATTAAAGATCATCAGAGAATCCGCAGATCGTAAAGCTGTAATGGCTGACCTGTTGAAACCTCTGGCTCGGGAAAAAGCATCAGTAATGATGGAACTTCTTGAGAACGTGCAGTCTGACAAACTACAGTCTGCATTTGAAAAGTATCTACCTGCCGTCTTAAACAACAGCGTAGTTAAGAAGTCTGAAAAGGCCGTCCTTAACGAAAGCCGCGTTGAAGTCACTGGAGATAAGACCGCTACTGCACATCAACGAGATGACACCAATGTCATTGAATTGAAGCGTTTAGCAGGGCTAAAATAAATAGTTAACCTTAAAGGAAATTAAGAAAATGTCACAAGAACTATTAGAGAGCCGTTGGGGCGAAACTAAAGATGCCCTACTAGAAGGCTTACAAGGTAGCCGCCGTACTTCAATGGCTGTTGTCTTAGAAAACACTCGTAGACACTTGGCTGAAAATGCCAGTGTTGGCGCAACACAAGCTAGCAACGTAGCAACACTTAACCGTGTTATTCTACCAGTTATTCGCCGTGTTATGCCTACCGTTATTGCTAACGAAATCATTGGTGTTCAGCCAATGACAGGACCTGTTGCACAGATCCACACTCTACGTGTTCGTTATGCAGAATCAATGGCTGATGGATCTGGCTACAACACAAGCACAACTGCTGGTGATGAAGCTCTAAGCCCATTCAAAATTGCTGTTGCTTACTCTGGTGATGCTGCCACTGGCCGCGCCGCTGGTACAAGCGCACTTGAAGGCGTACCAGGACGTAAAATCAACGTTCAGATCGTTAAGCAAGTTGTTGAAGCTAAAACACGTAAAATGTCTGCACGTTGGACATTTGAAGCCGCGCAAGATGCACAAGCAATGCACGGTTTGGATGTTGAAGCAGAAATTATGGCTGCTCTAGCACAAGAAATCACAGTTGAAATCGACCAAGAAATCCTAGGCTCTTTACGTGCCTTGGCAGCTACTGAGTTCACATACGACCAGGCTGCTGTTTCTGGTACTGCTACTTTCGTTGGTGACGAACACGCTGCTCTAGCTGTTCTAGTTAACCGCGCAAGTAACTTGATCGCTCAACGCACACGTCGTGGCGCAGGTAACTGGGCTATCGTATCTCCAGCCGCATTGACTGTTCTACAGTCTGCTACAACTTCTGCTTTTGCTCGCACTACAGAAGGTACATTTGAAGCTCCAACAAACACTAAGTATGTTGGTACATTGAATAGCGCAATGCGTGTTTACGTTGATAGCTATGCTAACGACAGCACACCAGTATTAGTTGGTTACAAAGGTTCTAGCGAGGCTGATGCAGCCGCGTTCTATTGCCCTTACATTCCTCTAATGAGCTCTGGCGTTGTTCTTGACCCAGCTACTTTTGAACCAGTAGTTGGTTTTATGACACGTTATGGTTACATTGAGTTGACCAACACAGCTTCTTCTCTAGGCAACGCAGGCGACTACGTTTCTGAGATCGCTGTTCAGAACCTATCATTCCAGTAAAATCGGAATGCCCAGGGATGGGAAGGAAAAAAAGGCTCTTCGGAGCCTTTTTCCAAAAAAAAAACCCACGCTACAAAAAA